AGTTATCCGTATTCATCTGACAGATACCATTATGCAGATGCACAAGACTGGCATGGAACTAATTGGGCAGTAGTAGAATTAGATTCGCCAAACACTACTTCACTAGTTACATACACTATTCAACTTCAAAAAGAACAATCCTCTGGCTATTTTAGACATTGTGATACAGCTACTTGGAATTTTGTAGCAATGGAAATAGCAGGATAACAAAATGAATAAACAGGAGAAAAAATAATGGCAACAGTAATAGACGCACTAGGTGCTCTTGGAGTCAACGAATGGGTTCTTAGAGGCGAACCAACAAACGCAGAAGAATTTGCATCTATGTTCCGTAAGGTAACAGGTACAACTGATGATGGAAGTGCAATCGAATCAGATAATTCTGCTGATTGGGGAGTTACTTGGACACAAGTAGAAACTAAACAGTCAGAGTTGACTGCGGCAGAACCTTTGAAAGCACTTCGTGCTGAACGAGACAGATTGATTGCTGCAACAGATTGGTGGGCAAGTTCAGACTTGACTATGACATCTGCACAGACTGCTTATAGACAAGCACTTCGTGATATCACAGATGATGCAACATCACTTGATGATGTAACGTGGCCGACTGCCCCATAGGTATGACATGTCACAAACTGATATTTTAGATAATGTTTTAGGAGTAGCAGACCCAGTAGAGAATGCAATGAGAGTTGTATCTCCACCTAAACCTGTACTTGTTCCCGAAACAAAAATGAATGAAGAAGATGTAGATAATGATTATAAATATCAGAGAGAAAACTTTTATAATCTGATTGAGAGAGGACAGGATGCAATTGATGGTATCTTAGACCTTGCAAGAGAATCAGAACACCCCAGAACCTATGAGGTTGCGGGGCAACTAATTAAGAATGTTGCAGAAGTAACAGAGAAACTTGGAGACTTACAAAGTAAGATGAAAAAACTCAAAGAAGTACCTAACTCTGCACCTAAGAATGTAACTAATGCATTGTTCGTAGGAAGTACAGCAGAACTACAGAAGATGTTAAAAGGAAAAGAATGATATGCCATTAACAAAATTTAAACTAAGTTCAGTCGCTAATGACGGTATTACTAGTGCTAAAATTAAAGACGGCGATGTTGCAACAGTAGATATTGCAGACCAAGCAGTTACTTTAGCAAAACTTGAACACGGTACGTCATCAAATAACGGAAAATTTCTAAGAGCAAATAATGGTGCAGACCCTACATATGAAGTTGTTGCAGTAACACCTACAGCAGTTTCAGACCAAGCAAATACATCTACTGGTGGATTTAGTATGCCCACTGGAACTACTGCACAACGCCCAGGCAGTCCAGATACAGGTGAATCTAGATACAACTCAACAACTGGTTCATTAGAATACTATGATAGTACTAAATGGATTTCAACAAACTTGATTCCAAATATTAGTTCTGTAACTGGTGAAATAAACGATGAGGTAACTTCAAACTTAGTATTTGCTGTAACAAATAACACGGCTTCTGTGGATATTGTATTCTCTGAGGGTGGTTCAGCATTCCATACTATTACAGGCCAAGCAGTCTCTGCTGGTGCATTTACAATTGCAACTCCATCACAAGTTTATGGACAAACTGCTGGTGATACAATTTCAATTTCAATTAAAAATGAAGATGGAACACCATCTGGAAATGCAATAACAAAAACTGTTGTTGACCGACCTAGTGGTGGTACAATAACAACATATGGTTCATATAGAGTTCACACATTTACATCAAGTGGAACATTCAATTCTGGCGCTAAAACCGCAATAGATGTTCTTGTTGTTGCAGGCGGTGGTGCTGGTGGTACTGGAAATAAAACAAATGCATCAAGTGCTGATGCTGGTTCCGGCGGTGGCGGTGGTGGTATGGTTGTAGATAGTAACAGATCAGTTGCAGCTGCAACAAACTTTAGTATTGTTGTTGGTGCTGGTGGTTCTGCAAGTTCAAACCAAAATACGCAAGGTGCTAATGGTTCTAATTCTAGTGGTTTCGGAATAACTGCTATTGGCGGTGGTGGCGGTGGATTACCTAATGCTAATGGTTCAGCTGGTGGTTCTGGTGGTGGTGCTGGTGGTGGTGGTGCTTCTCCAAATGGTGGTGCTGGAACTTCAGGCCAAGGTAATCGAGGTGGTAATAACCACGGCCACACTGGTAGCAACCGTTATGGTGGTTCTGGTGGTGGTGGCGCTGGTTCACAGGGTGAAGATTCAACTAATAGTTTAGATAGAGGTACTAATGGTGGTTCTGCTGTGAATAATGCTTTTAGAACTGGCGGCAATATTACATACTCTGGTGGTGGTGCTGGTGGAGCTCCTTATGGACAAGCTGGCGGTACGCCGGGCGCTGGTGGTGGTTCTTACGGTAATGCTGGTGCTGATGAAAGAGGCGGCGGTGGCGGTGGCGCTTCAGTAGTAGGAGTCGGTGGTGACGGCGGTGACGGTATTGTAGTCATTAGATACGCAATTTAAAGGAAGAAAATTATGTCAGTAAAATATTTTGCAAAAGTCGTTAATAATAGAGTTACAAAAGTAATTAAAGCAACTCAAGAATTCATAGATTCTTACGATGATGGAGTTGATGGAGATTGGATTGAAACTATTAAAGATAATAATGGAACAGAAGCTCATAAGTACCATTATGCTGGAGAAGAATTCTGGTATGATGCAGACGAAACCGCATTCTATCCCCCATCCCCACATGCCTCATGGGTATTAGACTCAGATTTCAATTGGAATGCTCCTGTAGCATATCCCACTAACATTCCACAAGTGGATGATGGTGAAGGTAATCAAATTGATTCCGTTCTATATAAGTGGAACGAGACAGACGGTTCTTGGGATGAAGTAGAATAATACTGTGCAACACTTACATTATGGATTTTTATTATGTCTGAAAATCATTATCTGGGCAACCCCCTTCTAAAAAAATCTAACGTCCCTGTAAATTGGACAAAAGAAAATATACTTGAATATCAGAAGTGTATGGAAGACCCCATATACTTCATTAAGAACTACATCAAGATTGTATCTTTAGATGAGGGTTTAGTACCCTTTAAACTCTATGACTTCCAAGAGAATATTGTAGAGACAATCCACAACGAGAGATTCACTATATGTAAGATGCCAAGACAGTCTGGTAAATCCACGACTATGGTATCTTATATTCTTCACTACGTTCTATTCAATCCTAACATGAATGTTGCCATTCTAGCGAACAAAGCTGCGACTGCAAGGGACATTCTTGGCAGACTGCAACTCGCATATGAGAATCTTCCTAAGTGGTTACAACAGGGTGTGGTATCTTGGAATAAAGGTTCAGTAGACTTAGAGAATGGTAGTAGAGTAGTTGCATCTTCTACATCTTCAAGTGCAGTTCGTGGTGGTTCATTCAACATGATTTTCTTGGACGAATTTGCATTCGTTCCAACTAACGTAGCAGAGGACTTTTTTAGTTCTGTGTATCCTACAATCTCATCTGGTAAATCTACTAAAGTTATTATTGTTTCTACACCTAACGGTATGAATCTATTCTACAAGTTGTGGGTAGACGCAGAGAATAAACGTAACTCATATAACATTGTAGATGTACACTGGAGTCAAGTGCCAGGCAGAGATGATAAATGGAAGAATGAAACTATTGCCAATACATCTGAGGAACAGTTCAAACGAGAGTTTGAGTGTGAGTTCTTAGGTAGTGCAAACACCCTTATACATCCTACTAAAATTAAATCTATGGCGTTTAAGACTCCAATCACATCTAATGCTGGTTTGGATATGTATGAGAAACCTCAACATGGTTCAACCTATGTTATTGTTGCAGACGTATCAAGGGGTACGAATAACGATTACTCTGCATTCATTGTATTCGATGTGTCTACAGTACCGTATAATATTGTTGCAAAATATCGTGATAATCAGATTAAACCAATGCTGTTCCCTAACATTATCCATGATGTTGCAAATGCATATAACATGGCATACGTTATGGTGGAGGTAAATGATATTGGTGAACAAGTTGCCACTGCACTACAATTTGACTTAGAGTATGAGAACCTAATAATGGCAAGCATGCGTGGTCGTGCGGGTCAAGTCGTTGGAGGTGGGTTTAGCGGTGGAAAAGCACAACTTGGGGTACGAACAACTAAGGCTGTTAAAAGACTAGGTTGTTCAAATATTAAACAAATCATTGAGACAGATAAGATGGTTATCAATGATTATGATTTAATTACAGAATTCTCTACCTTTATTCTTAAAGGACAATCATATGAAGCAGAGGAAGGACACACAGATGACCTTGCAATGTGTTGTGTATTGTTTGGGTGGTTAGTTCAACAGACTTATTTTAAAGAGTTGACAGACGATGATATTCGTGCAAGGATGTTTG